GAATTCGAGGGATTCCATCTTGGACAATAAACGATTAACAAGCGACCGGCATGATAGGTAGTGGAATTCAAACGCATTTCTATATGCACGGCAGCTCGAAAATACTTAAAATAGTCAAGCTTAGCCAAGATGTTAGGAACAAGAAGATCGGAAGGAAAAGTTCCTTTCCCGATCAATGCTCCAAGAGCATCAGAACCTAACCAAGGAAAAGTGTGGGTGTTATAAGGACGACTCAACACTTGGAATAAACCTTGGACAGCGTATGGGTTGGTGTTTCTATGTATAGGCGAAATAAGAGCATGAGACTCACTTTTCACACCAACAGTATCACGAAAGGAAGTAAGTTGTGTACTCTCTTGTATCTCAGTTTGCACAACCTTTCTTTCTTCAAGACCGTGATTGTCTTGTTTCATTTGAGCCTTGACATCTTTGCCTTTGGCTTTCAAAGAACTATAACCGATAAAACCAGGTGCTATAGGCACACCCATGGTATAAGTATCTCCAGTAGCTGCATAAACATCATACTGATGAGAGAAATTATTATCGGAAGTTTGGACAGTGTATTGCATGCCAGGCCATTCAAAACGCTCATTCTCAGACATGAAGCAAATGAATGGATAAATCCCATAGAAAGGCACCTCTGTTTCATTGGTGTTACGGAAAGAATGATCATTAAATGTCATTCCCAGTCTTTCAGGTGGGTAATTATATTGTTCCAATTGATTCAGAGGATTAAAAATCCAATTCGAAATATATGAGTGAACATTTCGTAAAGAATCAGTTTGGATTACCTTATAGCGAATAGGACCGCGATGCAATAGAAAAGAACAGAGCATTTGGTTCCATTGTCCCCAGTTATTGGTATTAAGATCCCAAGCACTGGACGTAAATTTATCAAACTGTGCAGAGACACCAGCTTGCTTAATTTTCGTATATCTGTGGAACAAATCAACAAAACTTTGAACTGTTTCACCTTGCAATATATGCTTCACCACTGTTTGATCACAGGGAGCAAGAGGCTTAAAAGTCTGCATAAATTGCGATTGAG